TACTGATGGTAAAAAAATCTATTCTTAACTTATGACTAGATTAGAAGAACTACAACAAAGGCTTACACAGTTAAGCCTTGAAAGAAATCAACTGTCTGTTTCTTATAACCAGTTTACTGGTGCGATGATGGAGGTCGAACGTCAGATTGCAGAAGAACAAAAGAAATTAGAAGAACCTGTAGAAGAAGAAGCTAAGACAGAAAGTTAATTACATTTCCATTTTTTAAGAGCTAACCCTTTTCTTGTTAGTTTACCGCCTTTACTGGTAGCACCTTTAACACCTTTCATTCTTGCACAAAAAGATTTACGTCTTTTAGCAGCTTTACTACCACGTTTAACTTTTCCTGTTACTGGTGCTTTAAGGTTACTACCAGTTTCTCTATTAATCTTATCTCTACCTTTTTTAGTAAGGCCACCAGTTTTGCTTTTATGCTCTTTGCGTAGCCTTACAGATTTAGCCATTACCCTGAGACACTAAATACATCACTTTGAGATAACTGTCTATGTATTTCATCTTGATATGCTTTATCAGTTTTATATCTAGGATCTCTCATAGCAGCTACTACTTCAGCATTAGATCTAAATGTTTTAACAGAAGGTGTATTAGAAGATTTACCTGACATAAGTTGTGGTTCTATACCTAAACTAGCTTTGTATTTATTATACATATCTTGTACTGCAAGAGATACTTGTGTAACTGTAGAACCTTCACCATCTACTATCTTGTCATAGTTTTGTTTTTGTTCTGTAGTTAAAGTTTTATCCATCCATTGCAGCATTTCTTTGTATTGTGCTTCACCACCTGCAATGCCTACTATTTCATCATATGGATCAGCAGCATTAGTAATAAAATTACTTTGAACTGCTCTACCATCTAAATAAGCATCTATTAATGTTCTAGGTAAACCAGTAGATTCTAATTCTTCATACATTTCTTTTGTAATTTTTCCATTATTTTCGTGAAAATACTTTGAAATTTTAAAAGGATCTACATTATTTTCTTCAAATAATTCACCTAATTTTTCACCGTAAGCTTCTTTTGTTTTTTCATAATCAACAGAACCATCTTCTTTGTAGTAATCATCATAACCAGAAGTCTCTGTAGTCTCCTCTGTAGATGCTTCTACTTCTTCTGACTCTTCTACATCATCTTTAGCTGTAAGCTTATTCTCTAGCTCCTTATAGCTATTAATAAGATCTTCCTGTGTTTTAAACTTGCCTAGTATAAGACCGTTTTCATCAGTATTATTTTCAGCTAATGTTGCTATGTCATCAGGAGACATAGGTGGTGTTTCATTAACAGCTAATTTAGATTCCATAATAATTTATTAGTTATAAGTAATTGTATTGCCATGTGCAGTAACGACATCACCTTTTTTTTGTGGTGTAGGATTTTCTTCAAATTCTCCTATTCTGCTTACTACTGCTTTGGCTTCAGTTTTTGTTTCTTCAGTTTTTGAATCAGCCTTCTTGCTCGGCATTTGCTGTCTCCTGTGCTAGTTGTTGTGCTTGTAGAACATTCTTAGGATCAGCTAATTTAGAACCTAAAGCAGCAGAACCTAGAGACTGTACAAGCTGTTGCTGTTGCATAGCTTGCATTTCTTGTTCTATCTCTTCTTTAGACTTTACCAAATTATTAGTATCTATGCCCACACTTGTAGCTAAACGCTTAATAGCTTCATCTAGGTTCATGTATTGACGTAAAATATCACCACCTAAAGCTTGTGCAACAGTAGTTATAAATTCAATTAATCTAGCTTTATCAGAATTACGTCCAAGACCATTTATACCAGTTACAATTTTAGGTTGGATAAGATTATCAGGTAGCTTTTGTAATTTACCAGATCTTACTAGCATATGTATTCTACGTTTGATATAAGGTAACTGAAATTCGTTGCTTAAAATACTATAAATCCCTCCCAAAGCTTGCTCTAATTCTGTTGCCATCACTTGTATCTCAGTACTTGTTACTCTTTCAGCATCCCTTTGTACACTCTTAGCCATAAGAAAAGCGTGTTCTAATCTTGATTCAATACGTTGTATTACTTGAAAAGCAATACTTAAATCAGCAGCTTTATTGACTTGTAATGTACTAACATCACTAGCTAATCCTTCTCGTACTGCACCATTCGGGGCACTAGCTAAAGTTTGACTTCTTGTAACACCATTAGGATTTACCAAGAAAACACATTTTGCACTAGCACTAGCAGCTTCTATTACTGCTTGCATTAAAGCTTCTAAACTAATCAAATCACCTTTATATTCACTTACATATGATTCTCCATAATTCATTCCATCCCTTCTAGTCCAACGTAAAACAATAAATGGTGAGACATCTACTTTACTTACACCTTCTGTATTAGGTATGCGTTCACCTTTACATTCTTGATACCAGTTATGAGTATCACCATTTCTAGTAACTCTTGTATATACATCTATCTCTTCATCCATCATTTGCTCTTCATCATAATTTTGCTTTTGTTTTAAATTTTCTATAAATTCATCATCAAAAGCATTTATGTGTACTGTTTCTTTTGTAATTATTTCTATTACATTACCTACATCATCCCTTTGACATACAAATCTATCTATGTGATATACCTTAATACCTTTTTCAGTTACATATAATAAAACATTTCCTATTACTATAAGATGCTTTAAAGCTTCAAACAAAGCTACTCTATCGTTAGATATATCAATCTCATTATTAACAGCTTTTTCATAGGTTCTTAAAGCTTTATCTATCTCACTACTAAATTCTGGTTGCCCTTCTTTTGCCAGTTGTAATGTATCAATAGTTAGTTGAAACATACTTTGTTCTGGCGGTAACAAAACTGCTAATAATTTTGCAGCTAAAGTATTAACAGCTTTTGCTCCTGTAGCTTGATATGGTGTTTTTATTTTCTGACTTTTACTTTTACTCTGTCTATACATTGATGGGATAGTTAACTGAGCAGCTTCTTCTCCATCACGTTCATACGTTGATCTTTCCGTCTGCATCTTGTTATATCTTGCTTCTGCTGTTTCTGTTTCCATTGTTATAAGGGTGTATTGAGATTAGTTAATAAAGGTATTCGTAATGAACTTGTACCTAATCTACGTCTTGCAACAGTAGCAGCAGCACCAGATCTTGATGTTACAGAATCTTCTTTTTTCTTTGTTGCAGATTTAACTGATGTTTGTTGCGAAGTCCTCTTCTTACCAGTAATAGGTGCAGATGCAGTCTCCTCTGGTAAAGGTGCAGGTGGTCTTGGCTTTGGTATCTCAGGAGGAGGTGGTGGCTTGGGTGCTCTAAAACACATAACTAAATGTCAGCTATTACTGAATTGGTTAGCATAGTTTCTTTTTGCCTTCTTTGTTGCTCAACTAAGTAATCAACAACTGATCTTTGACCTGCTTTAAACCATACCTCTCTATCTGTATCAGATAACTCAGGTGGCCTACTAGGAAAAACAACAGATAAAGCATTTATCATTTCATCTGTTATTACTGGTAATATGTCAGACAAAATGTAATAAGAAAACTTAATTATAATATAACGTGCAACTGCAAAATATCACACTTTAGGTTCTTAAAACTTAGGATTCCATAGTTTTACTTCACCTGTATCGTAATCATAATCACCTTCTCTTAATATTCTTGCAAGTCTTGCAGTCATAATTGCATCACCAACAGTTTGACCTTTTTTTTCATATGCTGCTACTACTTTTAACCACATATCTTCAGTTGTTTTTGCTTCTCCAATAATTTTATCTGCTGTTACAGCACCTACCTTATCTAGCCCTTTATAGTTATCAGTAGGATCACCACTAAGACTTTGACACATCCATTGTCTATCTGCTTTTTTTCTAGTAATTAGTTCTAAATCATCAGCAGCTAATAACTTACAAGGTATTGTTCTCATATCTTTATCAACGCTTACTATTATTGGATCATCATATCTACCATTAGTAGCACATAAACCTAATACATCATCACCTTCTAAATTTTCATAAAAGACTGAATTATATTCATCTTTTACGTTATTTATTGCTGCTTTTAATCCGTATGGCTTGGGTTTATTTATTCTGTTTAACTTATAGTCAGGAAATATTTGATGCCTAAATGTAGGGTATGAACTAAAACACATAACAATATCGTGTTTTTCCTCTACAACAGTTATGTAATGTTCTATTCTGCTTTCTATTATCTGCATCACATCCCTTTCATCACTATAAGAACTCCAAGTATGTAGATCCCATTTAATGTGCTTATCAGCAGCACAGCAAGAAGAATAAATTAAATAATCAGCATCAATTAATAAAGTCATTAGAAAATGTTGTCAGAGTAAACAATTAAGCGACCTGTACTTTGGTCATAAAGTAACTTATCTACTTCTCCTGTCATACCAGTATGTCTTGATTTTAATATCTTTAACTGTAGTTGTGATCTTTCAGCAGCATCACCTACTTGATTTCTAGTCAAGCTAAGACAAACATCTGAGGTTTGGACAAGTCCATGTGACCCTCGAATGTCTCTTAACTGTACGTCTGCTCCCTCTTCATGGCCTTTACCTTGTGGCCTTGATAAATGTGATACTACTACTAAAGCTATGTTTGTTTCTTCTGCAAGACTTCTTAGCTTAGTTGTTATTAAATCTAGTCCTTTTCTTTCATCACCTATTTTATCTAACACACCACTAACGACTATTGATAAATGATCCAGTATTACTACATTTACCTTATCTACTGTAGCTAGTTCTCTTATCTGATTAATTAATATTTCTGGTTCTATACTTCCAAAGTGATTATATAAAAACAGGTTACGTCCAGAAGTTAATTTATCAAAAGACGATTTTAATTCATCCTGATTAATACTTTCTCTAGCTGCTAAGTGCAAGGGTATATTCATATCTATACCAACTAAACCCATAAGAGTTCTCTGTACAGATTCTTCTAAAGCTAGATACCCTACTCGTAAACCATTGCGTAAAAAATGATATGCCAATTCTCGGCAAATGGTAGATTTTCCTGTACCACTGCCAGCCGCTATAGTTATCATTTGTGTTGGATAAATACCTGTTAAAAATTTTTGTAATTCTGGGTAAGGATAATCACATATAGGTTCACTTGTTTCTTTTGTAAATATATCCCAAGCATCAGCACCATTAATAATATGATCTGACCTACAGCTTTGTGCCTTCCAAAGTATATCTCTTAATTCATTACCACGTTTTGCTAATAGTAGATCATTTACATCATTTATATTATCTGGAAGTCTTGCTATTGCAGCCTTTCCTTTAGGTAATGCAGCCATTGCTTTTTCAGCACCAGCTTCACCAGCTTTATCATTATCAAAACAAATTACTACCCTGCAATATTTATCTAAAAAAGGATAATTTAAAGAAATAAATTTTGCTGCTGATTGAACACCTGACGGTATTGATACACAAGGAAACTTATGATCTACTATTTGACTAGCAGCCATGCAGTCAGTTTCACCTTCAAATACAGATAGATATATACCACCAGTACCCTGTTGCCTACATAGATGTTGACCCCATAGTTGTACTTTTGACATATCACCTATCCAAATGTATTTTTTATTTGGAAACTTTATATGTTGTGCTACATCTTTACCGTATTGATCTTTATATGTAGCTACCTGACAAGGTGTACCTTTATATTCACTAACACCATATCCATATAGTTCACAAGTTTCTTTAGTGATTCCACGTTTAGGTAAATCTTGATATGTAACTTTTAATAATTTCACAGGTTCAGTTTTAAATGGTGATGGTTGTATAAGTTTTAATGGTTTGTTTTTTTCTTGCTTTGGGAAGTATGTGTAACCACAATCAACAGAGAAACAATAAGCGTGACCATCATCAAACCAAGCTAGGTTATCTTTACTACCGCACTCTGGGCAAGCAGTTTTTTTTGTATAGTTACTCTTCATTTAAATTGCATTTGTGTTCTCTTAGGTTTACATCAACCCAAGTTTTACCGTTGTAAACTCTCCACATCTTATTTACAGGATCTAAAAACATATCACCTGCTTTTGGTTTGTTAGGTTTTTCATTTGTCATACCATTCTTCTGGAATAGTTTTATCGCAATAAAGAAACCCATGTCTCGTACACCATTTGGCATACGAGATAGAGTTTTTAGCTTTAGATAATTTAGTCTTGCTGTTTTGAAAACAGAATCTAATATCTAATTCGGGTCTAGTCTCCTTGATAATAAGGTGCTTTCTGCGGTCTGCTTTTGAGAAATAGCCCTTCGTTTCCACAATAAAATTGTTGAGGATAAAGTCAGGCTTATAGCAGCAAGTAATTTCATAAGGAATTTCTAATGATTCGTAAGT